GACGAAATTGCAACTAGCACTGGCAAGATTATTGTGGCGACTTACGGTGTGGCCGCTGTTGGTATTAATCTTCCTAGGATATTTAATTTGGTCCTTTTGGAGCCCGGAAAGAGCTTTATCCGCGTTATACAATCAATTGGACGCGGTATTCGCAAAGCGGAAGACAAGGACCATGTAGAAATTTGGGATATTACCAGTACTTGTAAATTTGCTAAACGTCATTTAACCAAACGTAAACAATTTTATAAAGAAGCCAAATATAACTTCACACAGGAGAAGTTGGAGTGGAAGTAATACAGTTTGCATGGGGAGGATGTGGAAATCTTATTAAACAATGTTTGACTTCTGACACTACGTACAATAGAACTGTTGACTTTTATAATAACTTAACAATTGATAAAACATATGTTAGTCAAGAATGGACCATTCGCAACGACAACATATACATACTATCACATGATTGTAATGCAACTGGAATAAATTTAGTTTGGGAAAATACGTTAGATACTAGTTTTCATTACATATTAAAAAACATAATAATTAATCATTTAATTCCGGTACATGATGATATTATTGAACGCACCAAAAGCGTAATAATGTATAATACCAATCTCGAAAATCGATTAAAACAACAACCACATATAATTATAGATAATTTATTAAAAAATACAACTCAGTTATTTGAGTTTTGTCTACTACACAATCCTAAAATTGATACAATAAAAGTTAACAACATATATCAACTTTGGAAATCTGCTACTCGTCGATACTACGATCGTTATAATCAAACTGTATTAGGATATTTTTCTAAATTAGGCATTGACTATTCCGCACAAAATCTATATAATATACTACATGAGAATACTAACACTTGACAATGAACATTATGAACTAGATCATCTTCCAGAAGAAATAGAAGATATGCGTTTTGCAATCTTAGATAATTCAACGCCTGTGGATCCTGACTATCATTACATACCACTGATATTTTTAGAAAGCTTTAATGCCCCTGCATTAGTTTTAAGGATCGGAGAGCACAGAATTAAGATGCCAATGGATTGGCAAATATTAATTGGTGAGCCCGACTTGGGCGATCTCGAAGTACTGCCATTGACCAGTATAAACGATCGAGGGTTTAAAGTGTTTCAATTCAACCCATTGAGCAGTTTTAGACCCAGCTTCCCAGACATTGAAATTATAGATGTGTATCAAGAAGTAAACTGGTATGCTCCTAAATTAAAGAATGGACAAATGCTATGCGTGCCTATAACCGACGGCCCTAAGCCAGAATGTGTTTATTTTGTAAAAGATATCAGTCGTAACTGTGAGATAGTGGACTACAACAAGGCTTGGTAATGGATAAGCTTAACATTGCAAACGAAATGAAAGAGTTTGATTTAAAAAATCGAGACTTTTACACCGATCTCACCGATGAAGAAAAGAAAAAGTTCAGTAATTTTTTAATGATTCGTTGGGGAAGTAGTGTGCAAGGGTCGCGAGACTTACAAGAGTTTTATTTAATCAGCACCAACGAAAGATTAAACAAACATTTTTTTACCATCAACAAACATCCACAGCTACAATGGCTTTGTGCCAGTAGTGTTAGCCCTGGCATGGGCGCACACCGACATCAATGGATAAGTCCTAAGAAAAAAGACGAAAATGCCGCCAGCACTAATACAAAGAAAAAACAATTAATGATGTTGTTTCCTAACATGAAAAGATCTGACGCAGATGTACTAAGCAAATTAATTTCACAAAAAGAAATTGATGTGTATATTAAAGATTTAGGACTAGAAAAATTAAAATAATTGATAGATTAGTTATCAATGGATGCAGCTATGTTAAAACTTATGACATGGGCAATGGACATATTGATCTAGCAGAACGATTAAATATACCGTCTGCATATTCTTTGGCACTTTCTGGATCTTGTAACAATAGAATTATTAGGACAACATTAAAAGATTCACACATCACTGATCAACCAACTTTGTATATTGTAGGATTATCGTTTTTAAACAGAAGCGAATTACCAGTTGGTCAAGAAAAAGGAATTGAAGGAAAATGGATTAGCTTTCAAAATGAAATTAATCCTAATTCAATCGCAGATTTTTGGTCTGATCAAGACAGTCAGCAAGCAGTTGAACATAATTTAAAAATAGAAAGCTATGCAGTTAAAGATAAATTTGAGGATCTTATGTTTAAACTATTGGCAATGGTTTCGGACTTAACGAGTCGAAATCACCAGATTGTAATTTTTAGGCAACCTCCTGATTACTATACAAATTATTTAGGTGAAAACAGATTTAGATTTTTAAAAAATTGTGCTAATATAGTAGATGGATTAGCATGGGGAGGATTAGAGTTCCAGGCTAAACAAAATATAAAATATACAACCACTGATAAACAGTTACCTAAATCTATACGTCATCCATTGCCCGGAGAACATGTTCCGTTAAACAGATTTTTGGTTGAATATATTCGTGCACATAATTTATTAAAATGACTTACACCTGTCAATATTGTAAAAAAGATTTTATAAAAGAATCAAGTCTTGCAGTGCATAGTTGCGAGCCACGTCGTCGTAGACAAGAACAAAACGAACGAGGAGTTCAGTTAGGATTACAAGCATATTTACAATTTTATCAATTAACACAAGGTTCTGCACGATTAAAAACATTTGATGACTTTGCTGATAGTCCCTATTATCGGGCGTTTGTAAAGTTTGGTCGTTATTGCATAGATATACGAGCAATAAATCCTGCTAGATTTATAGAGTATGTGCTTAAACAAAATAAAAAAATTGACCACTGGTGCCGAGACACTATCTATACAGAATATTTGCTAGATTATCTATGTGTGGAAAATGTCAATGATGCATTGGCCAGAGCCATTGAATTTGGTATTACATGGCAAGAACAAACAAATAATCCAGCGCATGATTGTTTGCGTTACGGCAATTCAAATGCAACATGCTATGCAATTACCGCTGGGCGTGTGAGTCCCTGGGTAATATACAATTCAGAATCTGGACAACAGTTTTTATCGCAACTAACTTCAGAACAGGTTGCTATGATTTGGCCATATGTTGATTCTGATGTTTGGATGAAAAAGTTTCAAGACTATCCAGCTGATCAAGAATATGCCAAAGATATATTATCAAAGGCAGGTTGGTAATGAGTGCCGACGTTGATATAGATTTTGCCGACAGAGAACAAATTTTAAAATTAATTCAGTATACTCCTGCACGACAAATAGTTCAAGATCAGGTCAGACGACACAACTCTGGCGTATATGTTACAGCCATACCTTATGATCCTGTAAATAATTGTGCAGCAATTGATTACGAAACTGCTGAACAACGTGGGTATTTTAAAATAGATTTTTTAAACATGGGCGTTTATCATCTAATTAAAAGTCCAGAGCATTACAAAGAAATGGTAACAGCCACACCACCGTGGAATCGACTATGGCAAGATTCGGCATGGGCAGGAAAACTTGTACATGTGGGAAACTATACCGAATTATTGAAATCAATGCGTCCTGATAGTATACCTAGAATGGCAGCATTCATTAGTATAATTCGCCCTGGCAAAGCACATTTACAAAATAAGACCTGGGCGGATGTGTTTGACTCGGTGTGGGACGGAGATGACAGCAAAGGATTTGTATTCAAACACAGCCATGCAATTTCCTATGCAGCATTAGTATCACTACACATGAATTTGCTTAATCAAGTCGTCGAACAAGCGTAATTGATTTGCGTTTGGTTTTTTTGCGGCTCATTTCTATTAGACTACACACAGGGCCGTGTAATATTGTGAGATCTTTATTACTAAATGTTTTTATGTATATTTTGAACGGATCCCATTCGGACTTAAGAAAGATATTAATAGGTATACTGCGATTGCTTTCCCACCACCAAACGTTTGCAAGCTCTAAAAACAACTTTTTTTGCTCGATATCTTGTATGCCGCCAAAATCATAAATTGTGGTTATTGCATCATCTTGATTTTGCACAATGCCAACATATTCTGCGGAGGCATAGATGCAAAGAGTTATAAACGGGTATTTTTCAGCTAATTT